ACGGGTGTACGGTACCACAATTTTTGGCGCGCTGTTGCCTTTCCATGGTGCCCAGCCGTGGCGCTTAAATAGGGCTAAGGCGGCTTTAAGGTTTTTGCGTGGTGACCAGAGCTCTTGCATGGCTTTACGGACTATGCCGGCGTCTTGTAGAAAGCCTTTGTTGCTGCCGTTTATTTGCATGAGGCCGTAACTGCCGGTGTATGGGTCGCGCTGGTTCCATGCTCGAGCGAAGCCTTTGGACTCGCGCGCACATATTTGCATTAGGCGTGGTATGTCACGTTTCTGCCAGCCAACTTCTAGGGCTAAAGCGGTAAAGAGTTTGCAGTCGGGTTGTACCGCTGCTTGTGTTTGTGTGGCCGGCACCAATAGTGCAGCTGTGGCGAGTACGCCAAGTAATCGTTTCATGGTTTCTGCCTTTCGTCGGGATAGGTAAAAACCCTAATGGGGTTATTTAGTGTTTGCGCGTCTTTCGGCTGTAACCCTTATGGCGTAACGGTTTCTGTGGGTGGTTCCCACACGTTGCCTAGGACGTATTCCCAGTGCCATGACTCAAAGCCGGGCTTGCTCGGGTTGCCTGTGCCTATGTACCAGCCAAAACGGTTAGCGTTTTTGTTGAGCCACGTAAATGTTTTGCCGGACGCGTTAGCAAAATCTACTGCTAAACCCCAGCCGTGGTTAGAACCTTTAACGCCTGTGGGGTCGGGTGCCGCGCATGGTGCCATACCCTTTTTTAGGTACCACGTCTTGCCCTCAAATGTGCGGGTTATGCCTCGGGTGTCGTCTGTTGGCTTAGGGCTGTAACGCTGCATAAACGCGTTGTATTGGACGCTGTACGGCCTGTACGTGTCCACGGTAGACGTTGGTTTTAATGTGATGCCGTCAGCCTTGGCGGCGTTTAACATGTGTTTGTAGCTGCGTACTGCGCAGGTATGCAATTTGCCACCGGGCACAGGGCCTAGCAACTCGTCTGGTAACTGGCCGTTTTTGTGACCGGCTAGGTCTTTGGGCATTTTAATTTTCTGTGTTGGGTACATTTTCTACCTCTTGGTCGTCTGGTATGCCGTTGTTATTTGCATCTGCTTTATTGCCGCCAGCTATCATCACGCCGCTCAAAGTACCTGTTAAAAACAAAACAACGGGTGTCATAAGCTCAAAGAATTTTGAGTCAACTGGTGAGAGCTCTGAACCTTGGTAAACAAACAGCAAGCCAAAAAGCATTAGCGCCATAGTCAAGGCAAGAATGCCGGCAAGAACTAGCCCGACAATAAAACGCAGTCGAGCATTTAACTCAGCTGGCGTAAGGCGCGGTTTAGTTAACAAGGCCTTGTTTGTACTGTGTCTGACGTCGGGTTAGCGGCGCTTAAAGCCTTGTTTTTGGTTGGCCGGCAGGGTTGTTGCTCGACACGGTTACCGCATGCTGTGAGTATTGACGCAAACAACAGCGCAACGAAACTAGCCCGCCAAATCATATGGTTTCTGCTCTGGTAGTTCTGCTATTTCGTCAGCTGTAAGTTCACGAAATATAGTTTCGCCGGTCTCTGCGTCGTGAAATGTGCCGTATTTAGGTTCCATTTGTTATGCCTTTCGGTATCCGTAAACCGTAATAGTTCCGCCAGAAAAGTTTTGTGCGCCTGAAATGGTAAAACCTGTAAACGCGCTTGCTATTTGATGTATTCCAGCGCCACAACCAGCGCCACCGCCACCTATGTAACTGTTGGCAAATCCTGTGTATTGCGCAAGGTTCGGCGCGAACAACTCAAAGTTAATGTTTGTTTTGTTTGCTGTCGTTATTTCGCCACAGTAACCCCATTTTGCGCCTGCATTAGTAAGAAGGTTTGTAACTGTGCCTGTGTAGCCACAATATGAAACATTCATTGAATATGAAGTGTTCCAGCCTGTAACCGAGGTAGGCAAAAGGTTAAGGCTCAATGCCTCAGCGCCGACCGACACGCCACCCGTCCAAATAATTTTGTAATTGTCGTAAGTGCTTGTAAAACAGTTGCTCACTGATACCGTGTTTGAGCCTGAACCAACGGTTGCGCTGGTGACGTACACAAGCCCGCTGTTTGCTAGGTACGTGTTTGTGTCTGAAGCGGTAAGCACTTCGCCAGTAGTAAAAGTTTTAATTGCCATTAGTACCCCAATTTGTTTGAGTTAAGTTTGCCATAAAATAAATCGTCAAGTATTAAATATTGGTTTAAGTCTGCGCCAGATAAATAGAAAGTAAACCGCGCGCCAGCTGGTGTTGCTGACATTGTTACGCCTTCAATGATGCATTGGTAAATGGTGCCGCGAAACTCGACGCGGGTACGTACGCCGGGTGTGCGCGCAAAACTTTGTGTAACGCCAGCAAACTTGTCTAACAGCATGTCTAGCGTTTGTGCTTCGGCAATGCAAGAAACCGAGCTAATAGCAAGTTCTGGTGTCGAGTAGTTGGCTAGTAGGTAGTTTGCGAAGTCTACGGCTTGGCCTGTTGTCGCGTTGTTTGTGTTAACAACGTATGTGCGTAGCGGGTTTGTAGCCCCAGAAAGCGTGACGGTTTGTGTTGCTAGGCCGTCAGGGTCAACCGATACTTGGGTGTAATAGTTGTCTGCGTAACCCTCAAATGTTATTTCGTCGTAACTTGCTGTTACCTCGGGCTGTGGCCTGACGTCACTAAAATAGTTTTGTGTCGTGTATAGCTCAAAAGGGCTGAGAAGCGTTATATCAAAAAGGCTGTTGTCTTTTGTGTTCCACATTCTAGCGTTTGCCGATAAAGCAGTTTTTGCTAACCAGTCTGCCCATGTACCGTTAATTGTTGCAGCTGCGCCGGCTTGTGTTGACGAGCCTAACCAGCCGATAGCAAGCCCTGTTTGTGTGCCGGCTGTTGTTAATTGTGTTGCTATTGTGCCGGCTGCCATTGCGTAATCGTTGCCGGCCATACGGCCAAGAGAGGCAAAACTGCCCTCAACTGAGATAGTTAGGTAGTCTGCGTTGCCAACGTTAGACGCGTAAGGTATGCCGTATTTTACGGTAATGTCAGAAATACGCCCAACCCACAGCAAGTACGCTGCTGCAGGGTTTGTGTTGTTCATAATCTTTATGTATGTGCCTTGCACAAGTTCTGCAATAGGCGACGCGTAACCAGACGGGTATCTAATTTCTATGGTGCCTGTGTTTGCGCGCAGTTGGTCTAGTTGGGCTTGTACGCCTATAGACAAGTAGATACTTTGGACGTTGGTGAGCGCCGTGTAGTTAACGCTGTCTGTTGAGTACGAGACGCTGTAACTTTGTAAACCCAATGTCATTAGTAAATGTTGCTTACTCTTATGGGCACGCTGCCGTTGGTGCGCATGTAGCTGCGTAGCGCGCTGACTACAGCGTTAGGGTCGCCGCCTTGCACGTTAATGGTGACGTTGCTGGTGCTTACCCGGCTGCCGTCCATATTGGGGCTGGCGTTGATGCTGCCAAGTACCGGGCCAAACGGGTTAGTAACTGGTGCTGGTGCCGCGCCGCCGCCAAGTACAGTGCCAAGGCTTGCGTCTAACTGCTCACCAATAAGCGCAACACTTGCCGGGTCTACAGCAAATTTTAGCAAAAACTCGGTATTTGCAATGACACTGTTAACGCCTTCTACAATTTTTTGGGCTTGGTCAATACCAGACTTGTACCATTTATCTGCCGTCAGTTTGGCTATGCGGTCTGCAGCTGCGTTAATCGTGTCAGAAATACCTACGAGCCGGTCAATGGACGCTTTACCGCCGGCAAGTAGCCCGTTGATTATTTCTAGTCCTACGTCTGCGCCAGAGTCAAGAATTGACTGCAAAAGGTTTGGGTCAGTTAAGCCAAGGTCTATAAGTTTTTCTATGCCTGTGGCAAGTTCGCCGGCTTTAGTTGCTTGGTCGTCAAGTACCTCAAAAAATGTGCGTTTAGGTTTTTGGGCTTGGGTTACGTTTTCCTCTGCTGCTGCTACTTCATCTAATGCTGTGGCGTAAGCCTCAGTTCCTACCGTCAGTTTGCTGAGTTTTATATAGGCGTCTGAACGTTCTTTTAATGCTGCGTTAAATGCTTTTTGGTTGTCTTTTGCTGTCGTAAATGCGTCGCCAACATTAAATACGCCGCGCACTACGTCGCCAGTTGCTTTGTAAAAAGCGTTGTAGTTGTCTGTCGCTTTGGTTAGTTGGTCATTGGCGCGCATGAGCGCTGGTGCAAATTTGTCTTTAACTGCTTGTACTGCATTGTCGTAGGATTCTTTTAACGCGGTTACTGCGTCAGCGTGTTTCTTTGTGGCCTCTGAAGCGCGTTTAGCGGCGTCTGAAGCCTTTTTAGTGCTGGCAGTGCTTTTGGCTATTTCTAGGTTTGCTAGGCGTTGTTGCTCAATATCTACGGCTTTTTGGTAGTTGGCGCGTTTCTGGTCTGCGTCGAGCTGCAGCAAGGTCTCTGACCATGCTCGCGTATTGGCGTACGCCTCGGCTAGACCGTCATTAGTTTTGTCTAACTCGGTTTTAAGTTTGCCTACATTGACATTTAGACCAACTACTTTGGCGCCAAGGTTAAGAATGCTGCTGCCAAAGTTAACAACGTTTACGCCTGTCTGTTTTAGCTTGTCAGCAAAACCTTCGGTCTCTTTTACGTTGCGGTTTATGACGTCTTGCAACGCTTGGAATGGGTCAACAAAACGGCGTAGTTTGCTGCCTAGTTCGCGGATAACGCCGCCAAGGCCGCGCTCGTCCATTATCTTTATTAGCCGGTCGGTGTAGTCAAGCAAGTCGCCTAGTACCGGAAGCACGCGGTAACCGATACTTTCTACCATTTCGTCAAAACGTGTTCTAAGTATCTGTATACGGCCCGCAAATGTGTTGGCGTTAGCGGCTGCCGCGCCACCAAACTGCGCATTTAACGCTTTTTGTGCGCCCTCAAAATCTTTAGTTTTAATAATGTTGTCGTCAAGCGGTACGCCAAGTTTTTTTAATGCCGTAAAGTTGCCGTCGTAAGCTTTGCCGATTGCCGTACTTACGGTAGATAAATCTTTTCCTGTTGCTACTGATGCGTCTAAAGAAAGAGTAAGTAAATCTTGTGCCTTAGTAGCGTTGCCTGTAAATCTTACAAGATTTGCCAAGGCTGGTCTTAGGTCATTGTCAGCTACGCCTGTGGCTAACTGCGTCTGGTCAACAAAATCGGCGACACTATCGGCCAAGGCTTGGTTAGGCCCGAGCGTTGCGCGCAGCTGTGTTTCTAAACGTTTTTGTGACTGCTCATCTTCAATAGCGGCTTTAGCCGCCAAGACCAGACCGCCAGCCAACGCGCTAACTGCGCCTGCAGCCGGCAACATTGCTTTTTGTAATAGAAACCCGCTTTTAGCGCCAAAACCTTGAAGGCTGGCAAATTCTTTTTTAGCGCTGTCAAAACCCTTGGTATTAAGGCTTGAGATAATCGGAATGTTAATAGCCATTTAGCGCGTCCTAGTTTGTACAAGGTTACGGTTAACAATAGCCATAACGCGGTTAACTATCTTTTCTACTTCGTCCTCGACGGCTGGAAGCACGCTCATGGCTGCAGGTTCTAACGCGCGCGGCGCAGCTCGAGGGCCTACGTGTTCGCCTTCAGCCAAAAGGTTAGTAACAAACTGGCCGCCGTTACGTATGCCTGCATGGTCCCAGATAGCGCCAGCGGCGTCTTTCTGCTGTAGTACAAGCAGTTGATATTGTGTCGCCTTAAAATCGGCTGTACGGCCATTAGAAAAGGTCACAGTACGAGCGCGGCTACCACGTTTGCCAACAATGCTACGAATGCCGGCTAGGACGCGTTCGCGTTTCCACCCGGTACCGTCGCGGCCTTTAATCATGTTGCCGTTCACCATGCGCGACAATGGCGGGCTGGTAGGGATAAACGAGCGCGCAGCTGTCACAAGTCGAGTGCCCGCGCCCGCTTGAATGTCTTTTGTAATTTGCCGGCGTAGCGTGCGGTCAACTTTGTTTATCTCAGCAAGAGCCTCTTGAATGCCGTATACCTGATAACTAGCGGTGGCTGGCATGTTCTTTACGCTGCCTTTCTAGAATATCAACAACGGTGGCGAGGTCTGGTAACTCGAAGTCTACACTTGGGGGCCACCAGCCCGTGTGCAATAGCAGTTCGGCTAGTTGTCGCCGGACGGTGCCGGCTCTGTAAAACTTTGTGGCTCACTGTCTACAACTTCTAGCAACTCAATGTCGTTTATGAACTGGTCAAGTGTGCCGGGTACGAGAATACCGGCGCGTGAACTGGCGTCGTATGCCATAAACGCTAAATCTTCCATGCCTACGCCTGCGCCTAGGTCACTGGCGCGGCGCTTAAAGCGTCGTTCCCATGCGACAATGACCGCGAGGCTAGTCACTACCTCGTAGGCGTCTTGGTTTTGGCGTTGTACTTTGAGCCGTAATTGCATGTCGGGCTACCTTTCGGGTTAAGTGTTATGAAGTTGCGACTGAGTAGACACCACCGGTGAAGGTAATGTCAATGGTGTCGAGCGCGCCAAGTTGGCCGTTGATAAGTGGCAAGGTCTCAAGATACGTGCCAGTCAAAGTGTGAATTGGGTTTGTTGCACTTGTCGCAGCAGACGTTGGCTTAATTGTCACCGTAGTTTGTGTACCAACGAGAGCTGCCAACGTAGCGTAAGTTTCTGTAACTGCATAAGAGTTGTAAAGGGTTACGGTTAATGTATTCAGTGACATGCCAGCCGTGTAGACCCTTGAGGACGAGCCGAAACTAGATGACTCAAGTGCCTCAATGACTCTTGTAAGTACGGCGCTAGTCGTCTGGTCGGTTAAGTCCACCGCGTTAATGGTGACTACTGGGTTAGAAAGATATGTGCTAGTTGCCATGGTGTTTAATCCTCGCTTGGTTCTGTATCTGTTTTAGCAGGTTTTGGGTCGGTTTTGGTGGACGTTTCAGCAAGGAAACCGCCAGCGATAAGCGCCAGCACGTTTACGCCGTCTTTTTCTGCAGCTGCGGCGTCAAAGAAATCGCCAATTTTGCCTAAACGTTCGCTTGAAATCTTAAACATAGTTAGCCTTTCACGCTGTCTGTGCTTGCATTGTAATGGTTAAATCGTATGCCGGATAGTCTGCGCCGCCTATCATGGCGATAGTTGGCCGGCCGTCCGTAAGCCCAACGTTAGCCGCCAATACCTTGCTGGCGAGGTTTAGTAGTGACCGTTGCGCGTCGAGGTTGTTAGGCCCCAGCGTGATGACGCGCACCGGAAAGGTCATTTTTACGACGTTGTAGTTAAACGCCTCAAATGTTGGCGCGTCTATAAAGGCGCATGGCGGTACAAGGTTACGCGGGTCGTTCACCACTTGTAGACCAGATACAGCAGTGAGCGTTGCCGTTAGGTCGTCTAGGGCCTCGTTAAACAGGTCTGTAAAGGCGACAGGCATACGCTAGGCCACTTGTGGTCTGTCTATGCCAAGCAGTTGTTTTATGACGCCTGAGAGACCAGTAACGGATACTGCGCCGCCGTCACCAAAACTAGCAAATTGGTCAATGCTGCCGCGTTGGCGGTACAGCATGCCGCCATATTGAATAGTGCCGAGTGTTACGTCTGCACTTGGGCTGGTAGTCAATGAATCGTGGTAGCCGGCCTCTTGCCTACGGCGATAACAAAACGCCGAGGCCGCTGAAGCACACTGAGTTAGGAAGGCTGTGTCTGCGGCGCTCGCTGTGCCGATTCCGAGCCAATCCTCGATATTTGTTGAATTTACCCAAGAGCATGTTTGGGTATACGTAACAGTGCCCGCAAACGTTACAACAAACTCGACGTTGCTGCCGGTGCATGCGTAAAGCAACTGGTTAGGTACCGGGTCGTTTTCGTCAAACAAAAACTCACCAGTGGTGCTGTCTATGCCAGTGAACTTGTATTGCGGCAAGTCCAATACTTTATGCGTGCCAGCAAACGGCGCGGCTAAACCAGAGACAATAACGTTCTGACCTAGCGCAATTTCTGTGGGTTCTAGCGTGCTAATGCACGCGTAGTTGCTCAACAGTTGTTTTGTAGCTGTAGTAAATGCAGCCATGGCCGTAGCCGCCTTTCTTATTAGGCGATTACGATACCTTGAATGAAACTCGACTTAGCCACAAAGGTTGAGAAGTAACCGTAGTAGCTGAATGTGCGAGACAAGGTAGATGGGTTTGCAATGCTGAGTACGCCTTGCTGTGCTTCGTAAATCTCAAAGCCCGGTGCGTAAACCACAAGCATGGTGCCGCTTGCAAAGTTGTTATCCACAACAAGTGTCAAGCCCATTACGTCCATTGAGTTATAACCAAGACCGCCTACGCGACCAAGGCTGTTCTGTCCCAATACGCCGTTTGTGGTGTAGCCCAAAACTGGTCGTTTGTTGCTGTCAAGCTGAGCGCCAAGTTTTTCCCAAACATCTGGTGAAACACACAAGTGTGTCGGGAAGTAGTTGCTGTCCTCTGCAATTTCGCGCGCTGCGTCATACAACGAGTTGATAAGCGAGGTTGGGTCGCCAGCGGTGACAGTCCATGTTGAGCCTGAAGCAGTTTTGCCAGATACTAAAGCATCAGCCGCAATGTCGTCCGTTTTAATGAGATACTCGCCAGAAAGGTCGTTCAAGATGATGTTCATTGAAGCCGGGTCTGTGAAGTCCATGTCTTGCATGGTGAGCGTTACTTGACCAGCAACAGTTGTTTTGGTAACTGTGTTGGAAGCGATAACCATTGTGGTTGCGCTTACTGCTGAGCCTTCAGTTTGTGTTGCTGCGCTGGTGTGCGTAGTAATGGTTGGGCGAATAAAGGTTTTGCTTGGTGTGTTTGGCATTGAGCGAGCACCAAAAGCGGTAACTACTGGTCGCACAAAGTTGAGGTCTTGAAAGACTGGCCCAAGCACTGGCACTGGCAAAAGGCCCGGCGTGTCAGTGGTGAGTACGTCGCCTGCAGCTGCTTGCAATGCTGTCTGCTGTGAACGGACAGCCTCTTTGTATGCAGCGTTAACGTTGTGGAATGTGTCGCCGCCAGCGTGCATTGCTGCCATGTATTCGGCTGCGGTTGGCATAACAAATTGGCGTTTTGCTTGTGCGAAAAGTGGCGCGGTCGGAATTGTTGCTTCGACTGCTGGTGCTACTGGTTCTGACATTTCGGTTACTTCCTCTTCTAAAGGTTCGTCTGTGGATAAGTCTATATCATTATTTTCGGGTTCTTGGTGGATACTGGCGGCAATGTCTGTAATGACTGCGCCAGCAAATGCGGGTACCGGCACCATTGAGAGTTCTAACCAGTCTGCAGCTGTCACCGTTATTGTGCCATCTTTAGCTGTGGTGAACTTGGTTGGGTTAACGCCAACGCTTACCGAGTCGAGTACGCCGTCCATAGCCAAGATTAGGGCTTCGTCGCCAGCCTGCGTTTTGCTTATTTTGGCTGTAAACAACATGCCCTCTGGTGTGTCAACACGGTCGGTCACAATGCCAATGGCGTTAGTCGAGTCGTGGTTCATGTAAAGGCGAGGGTTTTTGCCGTCTACTGGCAGGCTGCCAGCTTGGAAAATCACCGAGGTACCGTCCGCCACTACAGCAGGAATTCCATAAGGGACCGCAATACCGCTTATTTCGCGGCGACCAGTTTCCCCAGCTGCCGCGTCAATGCTTACGGCCTGCGCGTTTAATCTCATCATAAGTTTACTTCCTCTCGGTATGGCTGTGCCATGTCGTTGTTTTCGCTGTAGTCGCCCATTAGGTAGCCCTCAACGTCAAATTCTACATAAGTCCCGTTTGGCAATACGTTGTTTTGTGACAGTGTGGCTGCAATGCAGTCTGCATAGGCGCGTGCCCCAAATGTCCACAAGTCTGCCCGGCTTTCATTGCTCGACTGATAAGAGTACGAGCCAACCGATACACCAACAAGATACGGCGGTACGTTACAAAGTCGCGCCATTTCCATGGCCTGAAACTCGGCAGAGTCAATCAGTAGCATTTTGTCTGGCGTTGTAGCGGTTTCTGTGTAAGACAAATACTCGTTTAGCGCAGCAGTTTGGTTAGTTGCGCGCGCAGCATTAAACGCAGCTGCAAGGTCTGCCAACTCTGAAGCCGATAAAGGCTCGCCACCAGTTTGTTTAAGTACGCCAGCAGGAATAGCGCTCGACGCGTTGCGGTAGCGCGCGGCTTCAAGTTTCAGCGCTGTAGCCACACTTTGTTGAGACATAGAAGTAATGCCTTGAATTGGTGACAAGAATTGAATTACGTCATCTGGGTTTAGTTCGCCGCCGCTAAAGATTATTTGCTTAGACGGTGCAAAATAGACAGGGCCCGACTGGTCCAAAGTCTGAACCATTGAGGCAGGCAAACGCGTAAACGAGGCAGGGTAGCCGTCAGCCGTCCTAGAAGTTACATAAAGAAAGCCGCGACCGTAGAAAAAAAGGTCATCAAAAAGCCAACTAAGCAAAAAGTTATTTGGTACTGACGGGTCAATTTTGCGTAGCCAAGTGCGTGGCGCTAACGGCATTTTTTCCATTTCGCTGCCGTTCCACATTTCGGTATACATGCGCAATGGCATACAGCCAATAACTGACGCTATAAGGTCTCGAGCGCGGCTAATAGTTGGGACGCTCATAGCTGCGTTGCGGGCTTCGCCTTCGGTGTAGTTGTAGTAAACGCCTACCATGGCCGCGCCGCCATTGTTGCTAGACGGGCTATAAAGGTTGCCGTACCCGGTGCCAGCCGCAGCGGCTTTACCTACTGGCGCGCTAATTGCTGCTTTAGTGACCTTGCCAAATAGTGCCATGTGGATATTGTGCCATTCTTTTGTGCGCGAGTTGTGGATAACCTCGCAAATCCCGACGAAATGCGAGGCTGTCCACCAGCGAGTGTACTACCCAGAGATTACAAGTAAAGGCTTGCCTGCAGAACTAGGACGTGACTCAAGAGCTGCAGCCCACACCATGCAGCGAGCCAACTCAATAGGGCCCGGGCTACGGGTACTGCTGAGCGCAACACTGCCTTGATGTTTAATCATTACAGCGCGCTCGACATGCTCGGCAAGTAGTTTCTCGCCAGTCTGCCCTATGCGGTTTTCTATAATTAGTGACCGGACGGCAAGAGTCCATTTCAGCAACTCGCGGTAACCGACAATAGTGCGCCGGCGTTCATGTTTTGGCGGGCAGTGTGTTTCTAGTACTGGCGTTATGGCAATGCGCAGCTGCGGCGCGCGTTCTACTTCGCGCTCGACACATGCCCACATTTCGGCCATGTTGTCTACGTCAAATGCTGTAGTTATTACGGTTTTGTTGTCTACCCGTACGGCGCGCACGCCAACGTACCGGGCTTCATCTATTGACTGCTCGATAGCAAGAACGCCGCCGGCTGGGACTTCGCCGGTGTATAGGCAGGCTTCCCACAGGCCGTTTTCTAACCAGCCCGAGTGACTGCTAGTCCAAGTGTTAACCGAGCCGCGCAAAAAGGCGTTGCGGTTAGGCGCCTTGGCTTCAGCCTTAATAACTGACATGTCAAGCGTGTAGCCAAGTGCAGGGTTTGCATATTCCCAAGCCTCTGGGCTCATTGGGTCAATGTTGCTGGGCGGGCTGTACTCGGCAAAATACAACGGGCCATGCTCTTTGTTGTCTATTGCTCTTATGCCTTGCTCGCGCCAACGCAACATAGCTTTTGACTCTGGCGTACCAGCTGTAGACCACATAGACATAAGCGGGTTACGTCGAGCACGCTGCGACGGCAAAAGTCCCTCATCTATGGCCGCCTCGGAAACTGACCACACTTCGTCAACACAAATAAGGTCTGCGCTGTAACCGTGGCCGGCTTGAGGCGTGGCAGCGCGCACCAGCCAAGTGCTGCCGTCTGGCATCTCAAGGTTCATGCGTCCGTACGACCACGAAATTTTGGCATTGAATTTGGCACCAAGAATTGGCGCTAGGTACTTAAACAGTGCTGTGGATAAGTCAAGTTGGTGACTGCAAGTTATAACCGTTTGGGGTTTACCGCGGTTCCCGCCTTGGGTACATAACCACCAACCGATAAGTGCGGCCATGGCTGTGGTCTTGCCGTTCTGTCGCGCAACGCTCACCAGCGAAACACGATTAACAAAGTTGCCGGCAGGGTCTAATTCTGTTTGGCCTGCCAATACTCGAAGCTGCCAAGGCTGTAAAGCCACG